AGTTATTAAAGATTTTAAAAATGACAATAAAATTTATTGTTATGTTGACAAATTGTCAGGAAATGTTGTTGCAGATTATTCTGCTAACGGTGGAAAGGTTGTTAATTATTAATGAAAAAAATATTGATTATATTATCTTTAGTATTTACATTATTTTCTGTAAATGCAAAAGCAAATGACCAAACAATAGGTCACATTATAACCCAAGTAATTTTGGAGGATAATGTTGAAGGTATGGTAGAGGTTATGGAGAATGAACTTCAGGCCGTTGCACATATTTTTGCTATTGAAATGATTTCAGTATTAGAAGCAAATCTACCTAGAATTTTAGAAGGTATTGCTGCTGATATGAGATTAAAGGCAGATGAAAAATATAAATGTGAATTATTAAAAGGTAGTCCAAATGGATGTATTTAATTTAATTTACAAGGCACTACAAATAATTTATGTGATTATCCCTAAAGAACTGTTTATAGTTATTTTAGGTTCTATAATTGTAGGAATTTATTATTCATTTAAGGAGAGAAATGAGAAAAAGACAAAAAGTCATTAAATTAAAAAGAAAACTTAAAAGAGAATTTGCTCTTGGTAGACAATATAAATCTACATATAAAGATATTAAGAAATATTTTAAAGTTTTTAATGAGATTATATTTGGAAAAGAATTATCTCCATTTGGCCAAGTTGAAATCAAAGATTTAGATAGACAAAAATGTATCGGACAAGTAGTTACCTTGGAATGGAAAAGAAAAGGTACTAGACTTTATAAATTGGAAATGGAATCATCATATAAGACCAAGAAAGATTTTTTAGATACTTTAGTCCACGAAATGGTACATTTATTTCAAATGCAGAACAAAGGAAATAGTGGTGCTCATAACGATATGTTTTGGTCATTTCAGGATAAGGTTGAAGAATTTGGTTTAAGATTATAGAATTGAATTATATTATGGCAAGTGAAGAAATATAGAAAAAGGTCTTAACATAATCCATCATACACTACAAGGCGGTCATCCTGGTAAAAGGATGACTTATTATACAGGTTATCTACATAAAGATATCCTAAATAATTATCCAGGTAGAACTAGTAAAAAGATATTTAAAGGTTATAGAGAATTTTTATCAAAGAAAAATTTAATATTTACACAAAGGAAATTTGAGGATTGTGGATATGATTATTATGTGGAGAAAATGAGATATGTTAAAGCTAAATAAAAAGAAAAAAGAAATATTACAGAATTTAATAAAAGGTAAAGGTCAGTTTAAAACACCTACAATACCAAAAGAAAAAAGAGAAAATAATTTTGATGATATAGTACAATTATATTTAAAAGGATTATTAACTTTTCAAAGAGAGTATGATATTGAATGGGTTGGACCTTCCAATGAACATTTAATTAGATACAAATGGTATGTAATTACAGTAGATAGAAAGAAAAAATTAAGTGATATTAAAAAAGTATTAAAGGCAGGTGTTTGTGGGTAAAAATGGTAAAAGACCTAAAGTGTGGGCTGATATAATGTGGAAATGGACCAAGATATTTATTTTAGTGTGTGTAGTTTTAAGTATTGCATTTGGTTATGGGACATTTCATCCTAATAAAATTGCTATCAAAAAAGTTAATTCAGAATTAGAAAAATTTTATATAACAAAAATAGATGATTTAGAATTAAGAGAACCTGAATTTGTGTATCATAATGATGTTCAATTTGTTAGAGCTTTACATAAATGTATTGATTATATTAATTTCAGTTTAACTTATGATAAAAGAGTTCCATATGAAATGATAATTGCTCAAGCTGCATTAGAGTCTGGTTGGGGAAATAGTAGATTTGCAAATGAAGGTAATAATTTATTTGGTATAAGAACTTGGAATAAAGATACTGAACATATGATACCTTTAGGTGTTAAAAAGTGGCCTGGTTGGGGTGTAAGAGTATTTGCTACCAAATGTGAAAGTGTAAAAGAATATGTACGAATTTTAAATGAACATCCTGCTTATAAAAAGTTTAGAGAAAAAAGAAAAGAAATGTTAGACAATCGTGGAGAAATGGATTCATTAATTTTAATTAGATATATTGATAAGTTTTCTACAACAGCGGATTATGATAAACGAGTTGCTTTAATAATTAAAAAAATTAGAAAATTGGAAGATAAGTTTGCTAGTGATAAGAATATAAACGGAAATGATTAGACTATTAATATTACTTATTTTATTAACATCTAGCTGTTCAAATGGAAAGAGACCAGATGTAGAATTAAAAGCACTTGATAATTTTTGGAAGTTGTTAGGACAAAATAGTGAATTAGAAAAAGTAAAAAAAGATGAAGAAAAACAAAAATGATCCTGGAATACTTGATAATTGTTATCAAAAAGTATTTAAATATTCTGTACAATTAGCATTAAAATTTGAATGGCAAATAGTTGCTGCTACATTAGTTGCAATAGGATTAAGAATTTATAAAACAGTTTTAAAGGATGATGAATATGAAGGAATGTGTGACTCAATTAAAGAATCAATGAAGGATGTAAAACCGTATGAAGACAAAAAAACACTCCATTAGTAAAAAAAGGGAGAAAGAATATAGAGACCTTGCCATGTGTATCAAAATGGGGCAAGTATCTTCCGATAGAATTCAAAAGCACTTTGTAAAAGACCCGAAATTTGAGAAGTGGTATACAAAAAATGCTTTGAATAAATCATTATTCGCATAATAAATATTAGATATGTTTTTTGCTATCTTAACACTACTAACAGCTATATCTATATCTGTAATAGCTGCAGGTTATTCCATTGTGGGACTTGCAACATTATTTTCAGGTGCAACGGTGGCTATTATTGCTATGGGGTCAGCATTAGAAGTAGGTAAATTAGTTGCTGCTTCTTGGTTGTATCGGAATTGGCACAGTAATTTATTACCCAGGTTAGTAAGGTGGTATTTAACAATTGCAATTGTTGTTTTAGTGTTTATAACGAGTATGGGTATCTTTGGTTTTTTATCAAAGGCACACCTAGACCAAATTAGACCTACTGGAGATAATACAGTACAGATTGCTTTAATAGATAAACAAATTAATCAACAACAAATAATCATAGATAGAAGCGAAAATGTATTAAATCAATTAGACCGTGTAATGGAAGTCTATATTGATAGGGAACGTGTTACTAAAGGTTTAAAAGAACGTAAGAAACAAAAAGAAGAACGAGATATATTAAATACAGAAATTAAAATTGCAATGGAAGCTATTGCTCAATTGACTTTAGAAAAAAGTAATATTGAAATAGAACAGTTAAAGATAGAGGCAGATGTAGGTCCATTAAAATATGTTGCAGAATTAATATATGGAGTAGATGGTGCTAAAGACCATTTTGATGAAGCAGTAAGAATTATTATCATTGTTTTAATCTTTGTATTTGACCCATTGGCAGTATTGTTATTAATTGCTGCTAATATTTCATTTAAACAAAGGTCAATGCATAAAGCATTAACACAAGCTAATATAGAACAAGATTTAAGAACAAAGGTTAGCAGAAAACAATCTTTAATAGAAAGATTAAGAAGTAAAGAAAGAGATTATAAGACTTTTGTAGAAAAATTAGGTGCTAAAGAATTATCAGATTTGGATCCAGATGAAATACGCTTAAAGTTAAATCAAATAATGGATTGGAATGAGAGAGAGGTTGACAATGAGCAAAAAGAGTAGTATAATGGTAGAAGGTTTAGAATCGAATATGACTAAAGAAGATTTATTTTGGCACAGAGCAGAAAATTTAGTAACCTTAATGAATCAAGCTGTGAGTTTAGAGTGGAAAGAGTTGTGGAAAAATAAAATAGTAGACCTTATGAAAAAACCAGAGAATAGGGTTTATCAATTAAACGAATTAAAAAAATTGGGTATGAATTTAATACCTAAAAATAGAACATTACATTAATGCAAAAGGGAGAACCACAAACACTTGAAGAACAAAAAGAAGAATTAGAATCTAGTATGGAAACATTCAGACAACAAGTAGAAGTTAGAAAAGAAATGGATAATATTAGAGAAGAAGGAACTATAAAAGAAAATAGCGTTACCGATACACATAAGATTATCTATGAAGCAGAAAAAAGAATTTCAGATAGAAAAAAAAATGAAGTGTTGAAAGTATTAGAAAAAAATAAAATTACAAATTTTTATTCGCCTGAGGATCAAATAAAAAAGGATTTAGCAAAGGCAAAAGAGGAGGAAAAAAATGATTAGAGAAGTATTAATAAAGAAATTGGAAGGTGAAGTAGAGGCTATAGAAGCTAATATAAACACCTTTTTAACTAGTGCTCCTACAGCAGTTCCAGACCATATTGATTATGTTGGGACGGTTGAAAAAGAATTAGAAAAGCTATCTAGTACCAAAGGGAAATTGGTTTCATTAAAAAATATTAAACCTATAGATTAATTAATAATGCCAGTATATTCATTTGAGAATACCAAGACAGGTAAAGAATTTGACAAAATAATGTCAATTTCAGAAAAAGAGGAATATCTAAATACTAACACCCATATTAAACAAGTGCTTAATAGAATTAATATAGTAGGTGGGGTTAGTGGAATGAGTTATAGGCAGGATCAAGGCTGGAAGGAGAATCTATCAAGGATTGCTGAAAAACACCCAACAAGTGCTCTTGCAAAAGAAATGAGCACCAGGTCTACAAAACAAATCAAAACAGAACAAGTAATAAAAAAGCATAGAGCTAGACAAAATGCAAAAAATAAATAATACAGTAGAGAGCGAGCAACTGAAACACAACGGTCGTAAACCAGAGTCTAATAGGTCAATCCGCTCATTCTACAACATAATGGCAGGACTATCCTGCTTTGCTAGAAAGTCCTGCCTTATGATAGTTGCAGGACTTCTATTAGCTGGGTGTTCGGAGTTTGCTTTATTAACGAGTGGTGGCGGTTTAGTAGTAAATAACAATGCTTATGTGAAGGCTTACAATGCAGCTGATATAATGACCATTGTATCTACAAAAAACGATATTAAAACACACGCCTATAAATACGTAGTTAAACCTACAAAAGATTATGTAATTACGCCTATGAAAATGTTACCTTTTCCAGAAAAGCGTAATAACGAAATACTTACCAATTTTATATACCCACAAAAGAAACCCATAAAAGAAAAAATTTAAAAGGAGAAACATTATGGCGGATAGTATACCAGATTTTATGCGTGAATTTGATATGAATATAGATTATGGTTTTACGCCTGTTTCATCTAAACCTGCAGAAGTAAAAGCAGGTGTTGATAAACAAGTTATTGATTCTAAATTTGAAGGAACAAACATAGAATTGTCTAAAGTTAAATCAGATGTCAAAGATGTTAAGGCTATGATGGCTGAGATAATGCAGATAGTACAAGAAAAAGAATCTGTACAAAAAGAAATAGACAGCGTAGATGTGAAAAAGAGATTTAAAGAAATTGAAAAGGTTGTATTACCATTTCTTTATAATCTATCCAAATCTAACGAACCTTATATACATTGGCCTAATAGAGGCCCAATTATTAAAGGACAAATGGAGAAATTGTTAAAACTTACTAGGGGGTAAATTTATGAGTCTTCTAAAGAAGATGATTAAGGACCACAAGCGTATGAATGCAAAAACAAAAACATTAACAGAACAAAGAACATATGATAGAACATCCACAAGTTGGATTGAGTTGAAAGAGTTAAAGAAATTAAAACTACAAGCAAAGGATAAAATAAATGCAGTTAAGCAAGAACTTCACACTTAAAGAGCTTATCCGTAGTGAAACGGCCACAAGGAAGGGTATCAATAATAATCCTAATGAGGACCATATTGAGAGTCTACAAAGACTTTGTGACCATGTTTTACAGGTTGTTAGAGAACATTTTGATAAGGTTGTATCCATATCTTCTGGCTTTAGGTCAGAGGAATTATGTGTTGCAATAGGATCAAGTGCAAATTCTCAACACGCTAAAGGACAGGCTGCTGATTTTGAAATTTTTGGATTGTCTAATAAAGAACTAGCAGATTGGATTGTAGATAATTTAAGTTTTGACCAATGTATTTTAGAGTATTGGAATCCAGATGAACCTAATTCAGGTTGGGTCCATTGCTCATATAAAAATGAAGATGATAATAGAAAAGAATATTTAAGAGCATTAAGAGGAGCTGACGGTAGAACTTCATATCAAAAAGAATATAGTAATACTACAGGTCCAACAACAGATGAAGTTAATGATTCTCTTATGGACTGAAGGAGTAGTTGACATAAGCAGTTTTTTATGTTACAATTAATAATAAAATATAGGAAGATATATTATGGCGTTTAAACATATAAAATTAGATGAAAAAGTATTACCTAAAGGATTAGGTGTGAAAGGCAAAAACCGTGATGGTATAAGATATTATACTATTGATGGTGTTAATATGCCTTCCGTAACTTCAATACTAGGTTCTATTCCAGAACGAAAAGCAAAAATCCAAGGATGGCGGGATGCCGTTGGCGAAAAGATGGCCAATTATATTTCAATTACTTCTACAAATAGAGGTAAGACAATGCATAGCTTGGTTGAGAACCATTTAAAAAATGAAGATTATGCTTCAGTAGGAATAACTGCTGTAACTCCATTAGGATTGTTTAGAATAATGAAACCTTATCTTGCTAGAATAGAGAATATTCATTGTATAGAGGAGTATTTGTATTCTAAAGAAATGAGTGTTGCAGGACAGGTTGATTGTGTTGCTGATTATAAAGGTAAATTAACTGTAATTGATTTTAAATCTTCAACTAAAAGACGGGACGCAGATTATAATTATGGTAACTTCTTACAAACAGCTGCTTATGCTAAAATGTTTGAAGAAATTTATCCTGGTAAGAAAATAGAACAAACTTTAGTGTTGGCTTCTTGCGAAGATGGTTTTGTACAAGAGTGGTTACACAGCGAAACTGACATAAAAAAACACCAAGAGCTATTCTACAAACACGCAACAGATTTTTTCAATTTGCATAAAGATTCTTTGGCAAAAATAAGTTAATTTCCACCATCTCCACATAAATAATAGCGTTATGTTTAAGAGATTTATTTTAGCGTTTATCGCTATTTTACTTACTTCAAACATCTTATTTGCCGACGGAGATAATCTAAACAGATATCCATTATACAAACAAACGGCCCCAATACATTATGGTCCTTTGGAAGCAGTAAATCAGATGTTAGAGGTGGAAGGATTTAAGCCTTGGGCTTTAGGATTTGGTAAGGCAGGTGCTAAATTTAATGGACAGATTGTTTATGCTGTGGCGGAAGAATCACCATTGCCTGAAATGCCAAGTGAACAAGGGCAATTATATTGGTTACAAATGCCTGTTATATGTGGAATTAGTGAAAGTGTACTTGCATATATTGAAAAAAATGAAATGACATTGGTTAATGTTTCTGTTGGTAGAGATAGAGCTAAACCATATGGTGAACCAGTTTTTATAGTAAGTTATTATATTGACCCTACATACACACAATCACTTGTAGTTATGTCAACAATGAGTGGTATAGAATCTTGTATATTATACAACTCATTTGATTTAAAGTTTATGCCAAAAAAACAAAGTTTATAATGAATTTGACGTTGAAGGATAGATAATAGTTGGAGAACACTCGGGTGCAATTCCCGACCACTCCACCATTTATACAATGCAATATAAGGGGTGGAATTAGGATCGATTCACGATTAAAACTATCTGGAGTTAAATAGTAGGTTGCTACTTTAAAGGACAAACACATAAAAGCTAACGAAAGTTATGCTCTTGCTGCCTAGTTAATAGGTAACGGCGTTTGATAGTATATCGTGGCAACAGAAAAACTATCGTATATTATGGGAACGATTGACTTTACTCCTTATTATGATATAATAGTAAGATGAATAAGATATTAATGAACAGCAAAAAGTTTGGCCTAATTATAGAAAATTCTGTAAAAGAAAAAAAAATATCTTATATGGACGCAGTTGTACTTTATTGTGAAGAAAATAATATTGACACAGGTTCTATTAATTCATTAATCAATAAAGCTTTAAAAGAAAAAATCCAATCAGAAGCAGAAAAGAAAAACTTGATACAAAAATCAAGCACAGGAGTGTTGCCTGTATGATGACTAGCTATGATACCTATAAATTGTATCTTGCTATTAAACTTCATTTTACTACTAATAACTATGATTTTTTTAAGCATAATGCGAAAGTTAATTGTTCCCTAAATAGTTTTTTGAAACGAAATGATAGATTTTACTTTCATAAGTTGGCTACGAAATATAACAATGAAGAATTATTAGATTATTTTGTTTCAAATTTTGTATCAGATTCAAAGAAATGGATAGGAGATTTAGTACGGACAGATGGAGAAGAAACTTATAACAAGTTTAAAAAGTTTAAAGAATCCTTTACTTACAATTTTAGAGCCGATTGTAATACTATCAATTTAGCTATCGGCGATAGTGGTGGGAATTTTGATGATATGTTTAAGGTGGTTGGCGGACAACATCCTAGAATGCTACGGTTATATCTTTCAAAAAAAATCAGCCTTCAAACAATGGTCACCTTTGATAAGATTTTATCGTTTGTTAAAAGCTGGGATATTGAGATTAAAGAGAAAGTGGTGTGGCCAGACTTATCTCAACAAATAAAAAGATATAAACCTTTTATAACATTTAACATAACAAAATGTAAGTTTATAATGAGAGAGGTGTTTGGTGATAATACCTGAAAGTAATAGACACTACAAAGGCGACAGCGAAACTAAATTTGTTGCATATGATAGAATATATCAAAATTTGCATAAGACACTAGAACTAGTTAATAAAGATGGAACAATATACCTAGGCAAAATTACAAAAAGAGCAATTAAATGTGAGGGATTTATGTCCCACACCTATGTAACAGCTGATAATAGATGGTTTGATAGGGCTGGGATGCCAATTAAAAAACCAAATAATTTATATGGATAAAACATATTCAGAAAATATGCAGGATGAATTAGAACCTAAAGAGCAAGACGACCAATAGAGAGGATGGTATATGGCATATAAGAGAGCACTGGAAAATATGATTAAGACTATCAGAAGGTATGATGAGTCTATTAGTGATAGGATATTGTGGGCTATACGACAAGTACCACGACATAAATTTGTTAAGGATATTGATTCATATGCAGATAGTCCTTTACAAATAGGTTTTGGACAAACTATTTCACAACCTTTTATTGTGGCCTATATGACTAATAAACTTAATATAAATCCTTTAGATAAAGTTTTAGAAATAGGTACAGGTTCAGGTTATCAAGCCGCTGTATTAGCAGAAATGGCTAACGAAATTTATTCGGTAGAAAGAATTTTTAAACTATCACAAAGAACACAAAAAATATTAGAAAAATTAGGTTATGGACATATACAATTAAAAGTTGGTGATGGCTATAAAGGTTGGGAAGAGAAAGGTCCTTTTGATAAAATTATTGTTACAGCGATGTCAAATGAGATTCCACCATTGTTAGTTGACCAATTAAAAGTGGGTGGTAAAATGATTATACCTCATAAAGATAAATTAGAATTAATTACAAAAACAAAAACATCTTACGATACTGAATCATTAATTGGAGTAGTTTTTGTGCCATTAGTAAAAGGATAAATAGACAAATGACTGTAGTTTTTAAATCACCTGATAGTAAATGGCAATTAACTATTAGAAATTCTGATGGTATGCCAGAAAAATGGTTTGAACCAGTATGGACAAAAATAGAGTTAAAATATACAACAAAAGAAATAATAGAATCTATGAAAAAGATATGTCCAGAGGCTTGGAATAAAAAAATATGAGTGATAAAGTATTTTGTATAGGTAATGCTAAAAGTCGGGACGATATAGATTTATCGGTCTTAAAACCACATGGTAGAGTTTATGGTTGTAATGCCATTTATAGAGACCATTTGGATGAGATTGATGTATTGACCGCAGTAGACCATGGTATTATACACGAAATATATCACGCTGGTATAGCTCAAAAGATACCTTGTTATTTTAGAAATTGGACTAAAGTTCCTGTGTTTCATTATGAACACGTGGTTAAAGGAATAATTACAGACCAGCAAATGGACGAAATGAAAGACCTTGATGTCATTAATGAAAATGAACGAGGTGATTCACAGGAATTTGTTATACACGGTTCAACACTTTCAGGTATGGTTGATATTATTAAAAGAGCAAAAAGAGAAACGCCTAATGCTACACCTGATATTATTAAAACAAAAATACATCAAAATCAAGTACAAGTATCTTGGATAAAAGAACCTGACCAATCTCATTGTGTTAAGGAGGTGTTTCCTGAATATAAAGACCATGGTTGGGCTTGTGGTGCAACCGCAGGTTATGTTGCGTGTGCTTTAGAGAAACCAAAAGAAGCCTATTTAATAGGGCACGACTTAAAATCTGATACAGGTAAATTGAATAATCTATATGGAGGTACAAAACACTACTGTCCAGTTGAAAGTGAGGCAACACCAGAAGTCAATTGGATAGACCAATGGCACACATTGATGGATTGGAACCCTAAAATCAAGTTTTTTAAAGTAAATAGTGGTATGAATACAGTACCTACAAACACCCCTATACCTCAATGGCAGAAGTACGTAGATAGCGGTCAGTTGCAGTATATCACACAAACACAGCTGCTTGACAAGTTAGTCTAATTGTATTATAATGAGTATTATGATTAGAGTATTAAATTATTTAATAAATGTTTTAACTAGATTACGAGATAAGTTAAAGGGTGACTCAGGAGATACTTCACAACGAAAGTGGCTTAAAGGATATAGCAAGTGGAAAGACTTTTATAAATAATAATAATACTTACAATATAAGAAAGAAATAATACGTACAAATAATACTTACAAAGGAGATACATACAAATGATAAGTGCATTAGAAACGTTAAAAAAGTCAAAGTCCAATTTTGACGCTCTAACAAAACAGTTAGAGAAAACAATAGATAAAACTGATAACAAGAAATCATACCAAGATGATAGATTCTGGAAACCAGAATTAGATAAATCTGGTAACGGATATGCTGTCTTCAGATTCTTGCCAGCAATTGAAGGTGAAGATATGCCTTGGCAAAGAGTTTGGAACCACGCATTTCAAGGACCAGGTGGTCAATGGTATATTGAAAACAGTTTGACTACATTAAGCAAGAAAGATCCTGTATCTGAGGAAAACACTAGATTGTGGAACACAGGTATAGAGTCAGATAAAGATATTGCTAGAAAAAGAAAAAGAAAACTTTCCTACTTTTCTAACATATATTTAATATCAGATCCAAGACATCCAGAAAATGAAGGCAAAGTCTTCTTATACAAATTTGGTAAAAAGATATTTGATAAGATTACTGAAGCGATGAATCCGCAATTTGAAGATGAGAAGGCGTGTAACCCATTTGATTTTTGGGAAGGCGCTAATTTCAAATTAAAGATTCGTAAAGTTGATGGTTTTTGGAACTATGATAAATCTGAATTTGAGCCAATCAGTAAATTAAAATCTACTGATAAAGAGATTGACACGGTGTGGAAATCTCAACACGCTCTAAAGCCCTTCAACGATCCAAGTAATTTTAAACCTTATGATGAACTCAAAGAGAAACTGAATAAGGTACTTACTGGAACAAGAAGCACGGAATCAGTTGCTGATATTGACCTCCCACCAGTTGCGAAAGCAACACCAAAGTCTAACGGTGATGGTTCTGTGGAGAAAGCAAAATCCTCTAGCGATAGTGATGAATCATTATCGTATTTTAGTAAATTAGCTGAAGAGGATTAATCTATCTCTCTCTTTCTCAAATGGGAGGCCGAAAGGCCTCCCAAACTATAACACCTAATAAGTGTTATCAATAATAATAAGGAGGCAGAAATGTCAACAAATAAAAATGTGGTTAGTGTTCATACCATAAATAAATTCACAAATGAACATTTAGAAACTTCAAAACAATTAATTAATAAAACACATAGACCAGACCTATATGGTAATAATATACTATATGGTAAAGATGGTGGCAGGCATTTAGTAGATATAACAGATATTAAATGGTTAGGCACTATTAGAAATACACAAAAATATAGAGCTTCTGGTGGTAATAGTAAGTACAAAGAAGTTAAAAATAGTATAACTGATTTTGGTTTTAAATTAAAAAATGAACCAATTGCATTAAGAAGAATGGTGGATGGGTTACACCCACTTACAGGCCATACTAGAAAAGATATATTAGAAGATTTAGGATTTACAAATGTTGTTGCTCAAGTGTATGAAAATATGACAGATGAGCAGGCAAGTAAATTTGGTTTAATATTAAATAGACCAGATGATCCAAGAGGTTCGGTATCTATTGAAGATATTAGAAATGAATCTGAAAGAGCAATAGCAAATAAATGGATTAAACCAGATTTGAATAGTATATTAGAAAGAGTAAATGAAATATGTGGTGATTCTGTATTTACAGATAATAAAAGAAGTTTAATAGCAACAATGGTTTATAATAATTGGAACAATAAGAAACCAGGTGCAAAAAGGATAGTTGCTTGGACAGATGATGGAGTTATATCAACGTGGATGAATAATAATAACTATGTTGACACACCACACCTAATGTATATGACAACCTCATTTTCTCAGGTTAGTAAAGCAATTTTTAGAGCAGCAAAACTGTTTGTAGAAAATCCAGGTAAACAAATAAGAGTAATTGTTCATACTGGTATTTTGGATGCTTTTGATTTAGTAAAATGTTATGACGAAAGAGTGGATGAATTTAAGTTATTATGGAATAGTAAAATAAAAGATTTACAAATTGCTATATTCAAAACTAAGCCAGATAG